GGTACGAGTTTTATTATACCTGATCCAATAGATTTTCAATTCAGTAGCTCTTATAGCCCTACCACAGTTGAAATAGCAACTTTAGATGGAAGTAATAACCCAGCTACTTTTAAACTAACTAAGACCGTAAAAGCATTCTCAGGAGAAGTTAAATCAAAGACTTTCTCAGTAAGTAATGCTGAAAAATTTAAAACCCTAACTATATCCGACGATAAGATTGTACAGGTATTAGAAGTTACTGGAAGCTCTACAGGAGATAGTTTCTTTGAGGTTCCTTTCTTAGGTCAAGATACTATATTTGACGACGCTGTTAATAGTAGTTCTGACTCCGAATCAGTTCCTTATGTGCTTGCATTGAAAAAAGTACCTAAGAGATTTGTAGCTAGATTTAGATCTAACGGTAACCTAGACCTCCAATTCGGTGCTGGTACTTCTAATAGTGATGACTCAGTTATTTTACCTGATCCTACTAATGTCGGTAGCGGTACTAATCAAGGTATAAATAGAATAGACTACGCATATGATCCATCAAACTTTACATTTAGTAAAGCATATGGTGTTGCACTAAACGAAGGGGTAACTGTTAAGTATATTGTAGGAGGAGGAGTAAGTGCTAACGTACCAGCAGGTACTATTACTAATAAAAACTCTATTACTCCTACCAGAGGTAGTTTAGCCTCAATATCAATTACTAATGAAAGACCTGCAGCAGGAGGAAGAGACGGTGATTCAGTAGATGAATTAAGAGAAAACGCTTTAAGATCTTTTAATGAACAGAGTAGAGCAGTAACACTACAAGATTATACAGTAAGAGCATTATCACTGCCTTCTAAGTTTGGTAGTATGGCTAAAGTATATGCTACTCAAGATGAATTAACTAATACTAATACAACTGATGCTATAGTAGATAATAATCCATTAGCTTTATCACTGTATGTATTAGCTTATGATAATAATAAAAAATTAACTACAGCTACATCAACACTAAAGAGTAATCTTAAAACTTATTTAGCAGAGTACAAAATGATATCAGATAGTTTAAACATAAAGGATGCTTTTGTTGTTAATGTGGGAATAAATTACGATATTATAGTAAGACCTAATTTTGCCGGTCGTGATGTATTACTAAATTGTAATTTAGCTTTACAAGATTATTTTAATATAGATAAAAGAAATATTAATCAAACCATTAATATATCAGAATTATATCTTATATTAGATAAAATAAAAGGAGTACAGACAGTACAGAATATAGAAATAGTTAACCTAAGTGGTGGAAACTATTCACAATACGGATACGATATAGAAGGAGCAACTAGAAATAGTATAATATATCCTTCATATGATCCATGTATTTTTGAAGTTAAGTTTCCTAATGCAGATATAAAAGGAAGAGTAATAACAAGATAAAATGGCAGTATATAAAATATTTCCCGAACAAGATACTTTTATCTATACTCAAGTAGTAACAGGTAATGCTGGATACGATGAGATATTAGAAATAGGTGGTTATAATATTCAAAATATAGGTCAATCCTCTAGAGCTTTGATACAGTTCAAAACATCTGAAATAGTTAATACTGTTAATAGAACTATTGCAACAGGGTCTTGGAGCGCTAGCTTAGATTTATCGTTAGCATCTGGATATGAAAATCCTGCAACACAATCTATATACGTCTACCCTTTAGCACAGCAATGGGAAGGAGGAGTAGGTAAATTTGGAGATGAATTAGGTTCTTCCTTAACTTCTCAAAGTGCTGATAAGTCTGGTTGTTCTTGGAGATATAGAAAAGCAGAAGAAACTGATGCATGGACATTAAGCAGTTTTCCTACTGATGTAACTGGCTCATACAACGCTACTTACCCTGGAGGAGGTAGCTGGTTTTCGGCTTCAAGTGGTACTAATTTAGAAGCTACTCAGAGCTTTGGATTAAACGACCAGCTTGATTTAAGTGTAGACGTTACTACAGCAGCTAAACTGCACTATTCAGGTACCTTGAATAACTACGGTTATATAGTTAAACTTCAAGATAGCCTAGAATTTAATCTATCAGCTTCACTGCTTAACAAATACTATAGTAGCAACACTAATACCATTTACCCTCCATCGTTAACATTTAAATGGGACGACAGTACGTATAATACAGGTAGCTTAACACTACTATCTTCGTCCGAGGCTATATGTCAAGTATCTAATAATAGAGGAGAATATGCTGATATAGGTAAAACTAGATTTAGGTTATTAGCTAGACCAATAGCCCCTCCTAGAATATTTACTACTGGATCTATATATAAAACTAATTATGCACTACCATCTGGTTCTTTTTATGGACTACAAGATGCATATACAGAAGAAATGGAAATACCTTTTGATACCGCCTTTACTAAAATAAGCTGTGACTCTACAGGTCCTTATTTTGATGTATATATGAGCGGCTTACAACCTGAAAGGTATTATAAAATATTAATTAAAAGTACACTAGACGGTACTACATCAGTATTTGATGATGATAATATATTTAAGGTAGTTAGAAATGGCTAAGAAGTACGATATAAGGATACAAAAAACAGTCTTAAATAAAGATCAATTTGACAAAGCAGTTGATACTACATTTAAAACGTTTGTTACAACCCCTGATGAATCAGATGAAATTACTATACCAGAATTTTTTAACTTATATCAACAACTTTACTACGATATACCGGTTGAAGGAGAAACAAATTCACATGAATTTCTAGTAATTGAAAGCGGAAAGCTAGTAAACTTAGAACAAGATACTACAGAAATACAGCCATTATTAGACGAAATAACTACTTTAAGACAAAGGGTATTAGACCTCAATAATGATATAATAGAGTTACAAACAGAGAATTTAACTAACGATGCCACAGACTAATTATACAGTTAATCTTATCGACCCAGAAGGACTAGAAACGTTCTCTGCAAAAGACCAAGAGATAGTAAGTTCTTTTACTATCAATTCGGAATTCAAAGCCTTCGAAAATAAAATAGAATACCACGTTTATAGCTTAGACGGAGTACTCTTAACATCAGATTTTGGTTATAAAAGTCAAAGTTACTTAGGATCAAGTCAACAAGCTCCTGACGGTAAGATACTAGAAATGACTATTGACCCCGTTAATGATATAAAAAAATATGGATTCGCAGAAGGAGATGTAAAAGTAGTTTACAACTTTATAGATGATCTTTATACTGAAAATAAAATAGCAGTACAGTTTTTTATAGAAGAAATATCAGAAGATAGAACTGAATTAAGATTACTTACTAACCAAATATCAGATACTCAAATAGTTGATACTACTAATAAAATAAAAGAAGAACTAGCATCAACATCTTATTTAAATGACTTTAGAGTTAATCCTGGTAATAACGATTTACTTATAGGAATTAACATAGACATTCAACCGTATAGAGACTTTAACTCAGTAGTAGTAAAGCTGTATGAACCTTTACCAGAACAGTATGAAGTTAAGCAAGTATTAACTATCGATAGAATAGTATCTGACTCTTTAGGCTATGAAATTTTAGGTGAAACTATTCCTGATGAAATAAAAATACCTTATTTAAAAGGACCTAACTATAACGTAGAAGATATTAAAGGCACAACAGTACCTACTCCTTATTTTAATTATAATGAATTATTTTCTTTTCCTACCAATCAGACATACAGACAGTTAAATTCATTATTTGCTGAAAAAAGTATTGAATTAAGTGTTGACTATAACGAGTTTTCAAATTATATACAGTTTAGTTCTGCTAAAGAAAGAATAGAAAACTTTCAATACAAATTAAATTTAATTACATCATACCAAACTTCTTATTCAGCTTCATTAAACGCTAATAATAACGCAGCTGGTGTAACCGGGAGTTTAGATAACTTTAAGACAAAAATAGATAATATACTTAAGAACTTTGATCATTACGATAGACATTTATATTATGGGACAGGTTCTTATTCTTGGCCTAAACAAGCACCTTATAACATACCTTATATAGTAGCAACAGGTTCAGCTACTGCATCAGTAACTAATTTATTAGAAAGTGCAAGCTTATATGACGATACTAATAATTCAAGACTAGTTAATACCATACCAGAGTTTTTAAAAGAGGATGATGATAATGCTAAATACTTGTTGTTTACTGATATGATTGGTCAACACTTTGATAACTTATGGGTATACACTAAAGCTTTATCAGACAAATACGATAACGATAATAGACCTAACAGAGGAGTACCTAAAGGTTTAGTAGAAGAAGTATTAAGAAATTTTGGAGTAAAACTTTACTCTAGTAATAAATCTATAGAAAACTTATTTGCTAACTACACAGGAGAGTTTTATCAAACTGGTTCAGAAAGTTTAAAAGCTACAGGATCATGGGGTCAAGGAACATATTTAATAAGCGCATCTAATTCTCCTACTTCTGAAGATTTATATAGAAAAGAGATATATAAAAGAATATACCATAACTTACCGTTACTCCTTAAGTCTAAGGGTACTGAAAGAGGAGTACGAGCACTAATAAATACTTTCGGTATACCTTCGTTAAATACAAGCGGTTCCATGGGAGGCCTGTTAGTAAGAACATATGGAGGTAATAACAATACTGCTAGTGTTAATTTAGGTTTAGATTTTGCTACAACCTCATCTTTCGGTAAAATAAAATTAGATAATACAGGCAGTACAGTTACAGGTAATACCTTATCTCAATATTCTTCTATAGTACATAGAGACGGCATATACGATAAGTACAGTGACGATATTCATACAGTAGATATAGGTTACTCTCCTATAGACGTTATCAATGATAAAATATTTGATTTCTATACCAAAAGCGGAAGCTTTAATATAGATAATTTTATAGGTGATCCTAACGCTGCTTATTCGAGTAGCTATTATAATTTAGACTCAGCTTCATTCCAAGCTATGACTCACATTATTTCAGGTTCAGAAGCTCATCCTACTGGAAGTGATGATTATGGAGACTTTGTTAGAATATTAAAGTTTTTTGATAATGTATTATTTAAAAGTATAAAAGACTTTATACCTGCAAGATCTAATATTAATACAGGTATCATAATTAAACCTCATGTACTTAATAGAAGTAAGATAAAACAAGTACAGCCTTCTGGTAACCAACCAAAGACCGGTGTTAGCTCTAACTATGGAGATAATATGCAGATTACTGGTTCGATAGAGATATTACAACTAACTGGTAGTTCTGGAGGTTCTTTTGGTAATATAGGTTTAGAACAGGTAATTCCTTTGACTGCTAGCTATACTGAAAGCGTAATGACACCAGACGGATTAAGATCTAAAACTTACCACGACCATGAAGAAGCTAGATATGATGGAGAACTTTCCGGTAGTAAATTATTCCCAGTAGTTAAACCTGGTGAATTGAATGATGAAAATATATTTAAATATGAGAACCCTAACGTAATTCAATACAAAGTTATTGACTTTGACGATATGTTAGTACCACCT